AGTTTCAAAATCAGGAAAATCACTACCATCATCTACAAAAGCAACGGCAAGACTTATTTTTAATGCTAATTCTTCACGTTCTTCTTCTGTTGATCTACCATGAATTTCTAATGCTTGTTCATCAATAATTTGTTCTATAATATCATCAGGTTCAAGATCATCATCATAATCATTTTCATATTTAGATAAAAAAACATCTTTTTCTAATTCTTCAATTTCTTCATCATTATTCATATTATATTGTTCTAATTGATCTTTATAATTTTCATATATCTGTTGATTTTCTGATTCCATAGTTAATTCTGAAATATTAGATGATGTTCTTGATTTTTCTTTTGCTTTTACTTTTTCAACACTTTCATCATCTGTATCTATTTGACTTCTTTCATCGTCATCACGAAATTTTTTAGTTGATTCTACTACTTCATCTATTGTATCATTAATATCAATATTTTTACTATTAAATATAACATCAAAATCATTAACAAAATCATCACGATTAAATGGGGTATAACTTGTTTTTTTCATTTTTTTTAAATATTGTTTATAAAATCTATCATTATCTTTTGGGCCATGACTATCAGTGCTACGACCATCAGTTCTACCCATACCAAATCTACGTCTTTCACTTTGTTCTATAGCATATTTTTGTTTTATTGCTGTTTTCTTTGATAGTCCTTTTTTACTAAAACAAACTTTTTTATCATCTTTTTTACATACTTTGAATTTATCTTTTTTCACTTTTTTTAGTTCATAAGGCATAATTATATATTTAATTTAGATAATAAAATAAATATATAATATATATATATAATATAATGTCAAGTCAATCTATGTCAGGAAAAGCAAATTATAACACCGATCCCAACCATTTATACTATGATTTACAATTATTAAATAATGATACTGTTGGGGCAGGGGAAATTTTACCAGTTAGATTTACCGAAACCAGAACAAGCACTATTTTAGCAAATCCTTCAGAATATTTTTTATCTATTCAACGTTTTAGTTTAGATACACCAAGTTTGCCTTTATTCTTACCAGAAGTTGAAACAAGAAAAGAATTATATTTTAATGAATCAGATGATCCAAATCAATTAGTTTATAAAATGGCAGTATATAAATGGGGAAGTTCTACACAACCATTATATAGATCAGTTGAATATTCTAATCAATATGATGTCACTGTTCCTATTCCTACACCACCTTTTACAAATGAAACCTTAAGTGATCCATATTATTTTGTATATCAATATCGTGATTTCATAGATATGTTAAACGTAACTTTACAACTAATTTGTGCTAATGAAGAAATAGATGTAGCACCACCATTTATAGATATTAATAGTTCAAATTTAATTACTGTATTTTTTCCACAATTAACATCACGTAATACAGAATCGGGTGGATCAGTAACCGTTCCTGAAACAAATAACCTATGGGATGATAATCCAGCATCTACAGGAAAATACGTTCTTGCTTTAAATTCACCTTTATGGGCATTATTAAATTCTTTACAAACAAGATACGTAAATTCATTAAATACAATCCAAGCAACATCACCAACTGCTGGTCAATCACCAGCATTTACCCCTTTTGTTGATCCTACAGCACTTGCTGGTTGGTATGTTGTAAAAGTAAATCCAGTAGAAAGTCCCGCATCATTTCCAGCACCAGCACCAAGTGTATATAATTGTAATCAAACAGGTGGATTTCCAGCATTTGGACAACATTATTTCCAAATAATTGCTAATGATAATTTCCCATTTCTTTCAAATTTATATGTAAGTAAAGGTGTAAATTCATTTTCAATGAATACAACACCATATTCACCATGTCCTGTATGGAATTGTGTAAGAACACTTATATTTACTACCGCATTAATGCCTATCACCAATGAATTGGTAGCAACACCATTAATTTTAAACAGTAATCCAGCATTAGATAATAGTGAAGCGAATAATAACTTTAGTCCAATTATTACAGATCTTGAAGTCCCACTAACACGTGGTGATGAAACCAAACCAACAATCACATATTCACCACAAGCAGAATATAGATTGATTGATTTACAAAGTAATGCCCCAATTAATGGTATAGAAATATCTATTTTCTGGAAAGATCAATATGGTTACCAGCATCAATTCGTGTTAGAACCTGGATGTAATGCCAGTATTAAGATCTTATTCCGTAAGAAAATATATAATTTATCAAAACTTACAGAATATACTGAACCAGCAAGATAAATATATAAAAAATTTATTTAGTTAAGAAATAATATATATATAATATATATATATTATGTCAAACGACTTCAAAAAAGTTCTTGTAAAAGATGATAGATTAATGGTTACCGATTCTTTAAACTATGCCGTAATAAAAGGTGGGCAAAGTATTGTATCCCAAACACAAACAGCGATATCAGCATCCACCAGTTCCATCAGTTTCAATCTTCAAGTGCCATCAGAACAGACCATAATAGATCGTAAAGTTTTTGTATCAGCAACAGTTCAACTTGCGTGGCAAACAACTGGATCACCCACACTTGTTTATGGTCAGAATATTGCTTTAGCACCATTCCCACTTCATCAAATGTGTTCTACAATTCAATCTACCATCAATAACAACGTTACCAGCATAAACATACGTGATGTTCTTCCTTTTCTTGTTCGTTCTAATGATTGCCGTGAATTACAAAAATCTATGTCATCATCCCCAACTATGCCTGATTCTATGTTTTACTATTCTGATGCTGTAGGTAGTGCTGGTATGCGTTGCGTAGGCGACACAACAAATTCACCCCCAGAAATTTTACAATACGGCCCACCTGGAAATACATTAGGAAATTTCTTAACTGGTAGTATTGACACCGATCTTTTACCCAATGGTGCTTATGCTGGTCCTAATGCCAGAAATTTAACAGGAACAACAAATAATTCAGGTGTTGCTATTAATGATCAATGTGTCACTTTACAATATTCCGCAACTGGATCAGCACCTTGGTATGCCCAAGGCACACAAGGCGGTAGTGTTGCTTCCGCTAATTACTGGCGTTTAGTATTTACAACCACTGAACCCGTATTATGCCAACCTTTCTTATGGTCTGATCCTGTAAGTAATAAACAAGGCATGTATGGTGTCCAAACAATTCAACTTCAGTATAACATTGCTAATGCTGATCGTGCTGTAAGATTTATTGAATCACAATATACCCCCAATACCTTCACTTTAACATCTATTACTGTGCCAAATTCAGCAACTGTAAATAGTGTTCAAAACGCAAAACTTTACTTAAAATACATTACACCCCACCCATCTGATCTTTTACCAGCAAGAAACGTAATTCCTTTATTAACTTATGATCGTTATTTCGCTAATGCTAATAACCCAACCATTCCCCAAAATTACGGCACACCTGTATCAGTTTCATCAAATACTTACAATCTTACACAAATCCCTGATAAAATTTGTATCTTCTTCAGAAAGAAGATGAATAACCAAAGACCTACTGATAGCGATGCTGTTCCTGTAATTAGAAATATTTCAATCAATTTCAATAATAATGCTGGACTTTTAAGTTCTGCCACCTTACAAGATCTATATTATTATTCAGTTCAAGCAGGATCTAACCAATCTTTCCAAGAATTCTGTGGTCAAGCATACATACCTGATTTAGTTCTTAAAGGATCAAGTGTCAATCCTACAGTCGGGTCATACCTAATGTTGGATTTTGCCACCGTAATTCAATTAACCGAAGATTTTTACGCACCAGGATCGCTTGGAAATTTTCAATTACAATTTACCGCCCAATTACAAGCAGGTGGTGTTGGCGATCCCGAAGGAAATGCTTTTGAAGCATCAACTTTAGAAACTGTATTAGTTGTAATGAATAGTGGTATCATGGTAACTGAACGTGGTCAAACTTCCACCTATACTGGTATCCTAACCAAGCAAGATGTATTAGATGCTTCCCAACAACAACCTTTTGGTAGAATGTCAGTAAAACGTATTGTAGGTAGCGGACATTGTGATTCTGGACGTGCCTTACCAGCATCAATAGGGCATGCTATGTTATCTAAATCTGCCCCCGTGGTAGCAAAAGCGGTTGATGTCGCAAAAGATGCTATGTCCCGAAGATTAATGTAAGAAAATATAAAAAATTTATTTAGTTAAGAAATAATATATATATAATATATATATATTATGTCAAACGACTTCAAAAAAGTTCTTGTAAAAGATGATAGATTAATGGTTACTGATTCTTTAAACTATGCCGTATATAAAGGTGGGCAAAATGTCACCAATATTCGCATGCCTGCTATATCAGCATCATCTAACAATTTAAACTTTGTTATACCTTTCCCATCTGAATCCACCATATTAGATCGTGAAGTTTATTTAAGAACCCAAACAGATTACTATTTAACATTTGCTTCTGCTATTGCTGGTGTTCCCCAATATTTAGATGCTGTTGATGTTTCTAACGTCCAAAATCCTACATACACATGTCCATTAATTTATGGTTATAATGTTTCTATTGGTTCATACCCAACACAAAGAACAATGGATACCATACAAGTCCAAATTAACAACAATATTTCTACTATTAATTCTGCTGATGTATTTCCTGCTTTATTAAGATGTTCTGATGCTGTTGAATGGGAAAGATATAATATGACTGCTTCTTCACCTGATCGTCTTCTTACACCAGATTTTGAATTATTTTCCGTATTAAATAACAATTTAGGATCTTACGATCTTGCCCAAGGTAATAAATTTATTCCCAATGGTTCATTTTTAAATGAATTAATTCCTTTAGATCCTACTACACCCCAACTTAATGGACAACCTAATCGTTTAACAACATATACCGCAGAAGGAACACCATATTTCTTATTACGTGTTCAATCTACTGAACCTTTAATTGCCCCCCCTTTCATATGGAATAGAACATTATCTAATAAAGCAGGTATTTACGGAATACAAAATCTTGCGATTACCTGTAATTATGGATCTTTATACAAAGCAATTAAATTATGTCAAAGTTCAGGTATAGCAGATAATACAAGTGAATATGTCAAAGGTTTAGGCATTTTCTTCCAATTTCCCGCACTTTCCAATTTAACCCAAAATGTAAATAATGCTGAATTATTAATGAAATATATCACACCACACAGCACTGACATTATGCCACAACGCAATGTAATACCATATTTAGAATATCCCCGTTTTATTTCTACTAATTATGGTGTTTCCCTTGGTTCTGGTCAATCTGGTTCTATTGTTCCAAATGCTACTGTATCATTCCCTACTGTTGGTGGGCAACAAGTTCTATCTTTAGGTAGCACCGTATTACAATCACAAACATTTACATTAAATCAAGTTCCTGATAAATTAATTATATACGTAAGACCTGATTCTTCTTATAGAAATAATTCTAATTTTAATGATTTCGTATTACCAATTACCAATATCAGCATCCAGTTCAATAATCATTCGGGCATCCTTGCGAATGCCACGCAAGAAATGTTATTCCATATGTCCCAAGAAGCAGGCAGTAATCAAGATTGGTTAGAATTTACAGGTGTTGCTAACTACATTGATGGAAGAAACGCAGGATTATTAGGTGGTGTATTTACCACATATGATTATGATAATGGAAGTGAAGTAAGCACAAACGTCCCCACCAGACAAATCGTTGGTCCTGTCCCAATTCCTGTTCAAATCGGAACAATTGGATCATATTTAATGCTTGACATGGCAAGACATCTTGAATTAACCGAACCCTATTTTGCCCCAGGCAGTTTAGGTAGTTTCCAAATCCAATTTAATGTTACAGTCCAAAATCAAAATACAAGTGGAACTGTTTCTAACCCTGAAGGTATAAGTCCTGAAATTGTATTATTACCAGTAAATTCAGGTCTATTAGTAACTGAACGTGGTCAATCTTCATGCTATACTGGTATCTTAACAAAGCAAGACGTATTAGACGCTTCTTTACAAGAACCATTAAGTCATTTACATGTATCACGTGTTGTAGGTCATGGACACCAAGATTCTGGAAGATCTTTACCCAAACATATCCTTCCAGGTGCTTCAAGACGTAATTTTTCACCTGCCACCAATGCTTCAATGGATAAAAGATTAATGTAGATAGAAAAAATTTAGTTCTGGAAAATTACGATTATTTTAAAATAAGTAATATAGTATTTATTTAAAAAGTCGTTATTTTCCAAAACATTTAAAATTAGTGTAAAATTTTATTATATATGTTTAATATATATAATAAGATGCCAATTGATACACCTTATAACAGAATGATAGCAAACCAATACAACGAAATGAATCGTGCCAAGGTAGCATATTTAGATAACCATAATTTAGATAGTGGTAGTTCAGCATCACCTGCTGGATACGCTACAACAGGATACGAACCACGCCGTGTAGGAAGTGGTGTAGGTCTTTACAAAAAAACACATGATTGCCCTAAAGGTCGTGGTTTATGTATGTGTGAAAACAATGAATTAAAAAAAGCAGTAGGTGGTAATAACATAGGATTAAATCCTAATGTTCGTGCTTCACTTGCTTTAGGTGCTGGATTAAAAGGAACAAAAGGACAAAGACATGGAACTTTAGATCAAGCACAAATGACAACTGATTTTTCAGCATTATCAAATTCAGGACGTGGTCGTAAAAGAAAAGGCGGGGATTTAATGGATTACTACAACAAGGCAAAAAAAGCGGTTGAAGTAGGTAAGAAAATATATGACGTAGGAAAGAAAGCATATGATGTAGGTAAAGAAGGTTATGAAGTATATAAACAAGTTCGTGGTAAAGGATCTGCCCGTGGTGTAGCACGTGGTCCAGCAGGTAATAAACCACGTCTTGTTAAAAGCGGTAAAGGATCAGCACGTGGTGAAGCACGTGGTGGTGATTTAATGGATTACTACAACAAAGCAAAGAAAGCGGTTGAAGTAGGTAAGAAAATATATGATGTAGGAAAGAAAGCATACGATGTAGGCAAGGAAGGATACGAAGTATATAA